GACCAGCAACAGTACACAAAAACTACAGCTAATCGAACAACTATGCTGCTTGTTTAATCCGTCAATGGAAATACAAAATACCGATAATTATCTTGACTGGACAAGTTTAAGTACTGTTACACTAACTAATATAAATTTTACTTCTAGAACTATACCTGCCGGAACTGAAGATCAAATTGATATTGCCAATTTAACTTTTGAGATACCAATTTGGATCAGTCTACCTGCCAAAGTTAAGAAACTAGGTGTTATACAAAAAATCATTGCCAGTATATATGACCCCAAGGGTGAACTAGACGACGCTGCATTTGCCGACAGTAATCTTGTAAGTCGACAGTATATTACTCCGCTACAATACGGGATCGTAGTATTAGATAATACTCTGGTGCTAGTAAAAGAAAACGAGATTGCTACAGAAACTGGCAAAATTGGTGATCGTGACAGTTGGCCGGCACTGATAGATGTCTACGGTGCATTGAAGCCCGGAACTAGCCAAATTAGATTACAGTTAGATGACGACAAAGAAATAGTAGGGACTATTGCTTTTCATCCGTCAGACAATAGTTTATTACTATATAATATCTTCTCTGATACAATACCAACCAACACTGTGGCACCTATTCACGCTATTGTTGATCCCGACGATTTTGACATAGATGATCAATCAATCACTACTCCTGCTGCCACCGGAACGAGATATCTAATCTTAAATGACATCGGATCGGTTGTAAACAGTGATAAAGCTGCAGCCTGGTTAGGCAATGATGGATCTAAATTCATTGATGGTTATATTTCCCAAGGCCCGGTTGTGGCAAAAAGAAATGATATCATTGAGTGGGACGGAACTAAATGGCGTGTAAGTTTCTCTGCCAGCCAAAATGCTAATGTACAATATGTAACTCACTTAAATACTGCTGTTCAGTATAGATGGAATGGAACAGAATGGTTAAAGAGTTTTCAGGGACATTACCCAGCAGGCCAGTGGAGTTTGATTTTGTAGAGCCTTATGCAGTAGCAATTGAAAGTGTTGGTGCATTAATTTATTGTAATCAAACCGGTCGATATCTTTTCTTATTGAGAAATAACGGAAAGTTTGCTAATACCTGGGGCATTGCCGGGGGAAAAGTTGACCCCGGGGAAACTGTAATTCAAAGCTTAAAGCGTGAAGTTCAAGAAGAAATTGGCGTCATATTACATAAAGAAAAACTAATCCCTTTAGAAACTTACACTGCCGACAATAATTATTTTGTATATCATACCTATATTGTTATTGTAGACAATGAATTTGTTCCAACATTAAACAGTGAACATCGAGGTTATGCCTGGACTTCTATCTCAGATATTCCTAGACCATTACATCCGGGATTATTTCGAACATTGAGATTAGAAGAAATTAACAGTAAGATTATTGCAATTAAAAAAATTACGAGTTAATACTCGGTTCTTCGGGCCAAATAACATTATATGGAAAGCCTGTTTGCTCGGGTACGTCTCGTAGTGCTTGTCTGTATATTTCCCATGCACTTTTCCATTCTTCAGATTTCATTTTTTGTACAGAAGGTAACTCGGTCCAATCAGAGTTCAACAGTCGATAATTTCTTTCTACTATGATACTACTTCTATAGCCAATATCTTTTTGGGACTTTTCTTCCTCAGATAATTCTTCTAAAACCCAATTTTGGATCCACTCGTTGTTTTCAAATATCGGGGTCGATTCTATTAGCCTGTGACTATATTTGTTGTGTGCTGTTCGATTCTGTTCTTTAACTACAACAATACCTTCTGGAAGAGCTTGAACAGATATCGGGACCGAAAAAGAAATATTCGGGTATGCATTAAATATATCAACCGGATACTCAACTATTTGATTATTTTCTATTCTAGCAAAAAGCATAATTTATTCCTTTTATGGCGAGATACTTTTAATATCCGACGAACTACCAACAACAACCAAATATATACCAATATATGGCGAAGTTGCTGAAGTAACACTTATTATAGTGCTCGGATCTGGTATCCTATCTGATAGGAGCCGTACTAAAGCACTGTAGTAATACTGGTCAACACCATGATCAGACATTCCATCAAACTCTGTTCCGGAAATTGTCCTTGTTCCCTGTCCTTCAAGAAATGCTAAATCTTCAAGATTGTGGCCAGCCAATACTAGCCTAGTTCCCCAGGTTGTAGCTGTTAACAAAGAAGAACCATCTGCTGATACTATACATTCTTTGCCGAGCAAACTTCCAAAAAACACAGGATTTATTTCTTTAGTCACATAACCAACTCCCTGAGTCCCATAAAGCGGAAATTTTCTCAATGATTGCTTATTGAGTCCAGAAAAACTATAATCTGTATCTTTTTGTCCATTTATATATGTTTGTTGGTTAGTTGTGTTGTATGCTATTCCGAAGGGACGGTCCAAATAATAGTTCCCTCCTGACATTCGATGTCGACTGGGGAGATTAATTAATGTAGATACATTCGGAATATCCAACACATAAGGTCTTTCGAATTTAAAAAGTGCAATTGAATTATTAACATTTTTATGAAATCCAGTGATATGAATCTTATCGTTAGCACTGTCGAAAAAACAATTTGTTAAATGTGTTGACCAAGGGAGGGAACCACTACTCACTGCCCTCGAAAAAAGTGTAGATGATGTAGGAGATCCGCTGGAGTTTAGCGTTACATAAAACCCATAGTTAAAATTGTCATATTCTGCATAACCATCATCATACCAGACATTTTCATAATAGGTGTATGTTCCTAAAACTGTGATTTGTGATCCAGATACAACAAGGCCAGTTAAATTCACATTTTTAATATTTCTAGCCTGAAAATTCGAATAAAAGCCAGCAAAATTTATCCGTCTTGACCATACAACCGAATCTGTATCTTCGTTATACTTAGTTAATCTAATAGATTCATTAAATTCACAATTTGCCAAATAGACTTCTTGAGAATTTTTATAGAACAGTTTAGCATTAGAAAAAGGCAAACTAGAACTTATACTATCAACATAGTAATAAGATCTCGACGACCAACCAATTTGAGCCGAATATGCATAAGAGTCAAGTTGTGATATAGACAAAGAATTTGCTATTGCAAATCTTAAATAACCAATTGCACCGTACGTACTTGCAAAAGTATAGTTAATAACCCCGACTGCAAAGGTCGTCCCGTTGATCATCATTGCATCAAAAAACTCTGCATTTCCGCTGTTAACTCTTCGTTGATTTATTAATTGTCCGTTTGCATTAAATAGAAGCAAATACTGTTTTAATACAATAATAATTTGCCCCGACTCTGTTGAAAGCATTTTTATTGGGGTCATATCGATTGATGTTCCACCAAAAGCACCAAACTCCTGAGCCTTTTGTTGAGTGGCCGACGAAAAAAGTAATTTTTTAAATAGCATAATTTTTTAGATAACTGCCATACCAGGTTGTTCCACCATTTCTTGTTATAAAAACAAATATAGTGGTTGTATTTTCTGTCAGCACCGGAGCAGTTCCGCTATCGGCCCATTTTATACTGTTCGGCCAATTAATAGTCACTGCTGTTCCTATTGCTATTTCCCAAATAACTTCAACTACTCTACTTGCAGGAACATTTGTAAATGAAGGATTAATAGTTGCATTATTCCATGATACTCTGGTATAATTCGAGAGAGCACAATCAAATGTACCAGTATTTGCAGAAGGGTTATATTCTGAAGAAACAACAGGGCCATTTACATCTAATAATGCAGCAGCAGGTGATGCTTGATTAATACCTATTCGGACTGTTGGAATAGATGCATTAGTGGTGTAATACACATTAGCTCCGCCAACTGCACTGTTGTTATTATATAAAAATTGTGTATTTGAACCAGCAACTGCACCATCTCTTCCCGAATAACCACTAAAGCCGCTTTCTCCTTTACCACTCCAACCACTAAATCCACTGGTACCTTTACCAGAAAACAACAATATCATTGGTTCATTGTTATTTGTAGGTATTAGTCCATCAACAGGACTAACAGTGAATCGAACATAATTAGTTTGTACATCACGAGCAGTAACTCGGAAAGTCATCACTGGAACAACAGTAGAATAATTATTTGATATAAATGTTAATTGATCGTAATCAAATGTAAAGAGATTATTATGTACAAATCCAAATGCATCTGTTTTACTGATTGTGACCTGAGTAACAGAACTAAATGTTGCATTATTAAGTCTTATATTGCTAACCCCAGGGTCTTCGTTTGTGTTTGTTGTAGTACTAAAATTAAATCTATATCCACCTCGATCACCCCGACTTCCAGTTGATCCGGTGGCGTCTTTGCCGCTCCACCCGCTGATACCCGACCAGCCACTAATACCCGACCACCCGGACTCGCCTCGACCGCTCCAACCACTGATACCGCTATCGCCCTTGGCACCGCTCCAACCACTGATACCGCTATCGCCTTTGCCACTCCAACCACTAAAGCCGCTTTCGCCTTTTATTCCAAGTAAATTGATAGTCCAAGTACTGGCCTGAGTCGCTCCAACAATTCTTTCAACTGTAATTACTAGATCACCGTTGGTGAAACTGAAAACAAGTCCTTCAAAATATTGTGTTGATGTATTAGCTACAACTAATCGTTGACCTGTACTATATGCTCTATTAGTTGGAACACCAGATATAGTTGTATTATTTCCAACAACCAATGCCGAAAGATTGATCAGAGTATTTGTCAGCACCGTCTTATATAAGTCTCCGGGAATACCACTCCATCCGCTAAATCCGCTGGTTCCGCTGATACCTAAACTACCTAATAGGTTCACAGCCCAACTGTTTTGTACTCCAGTTCCGTTTTTAGCAGTAACTATAACTTGTAGTACTCCGGTACCCGAATTGTAATCTGATACATCACCTTTAATCCAATTTGTGAGGCTGTTTGAAATTACTACCGATTGATTTGTTGTATAAGCAAGCCCTGTTCCTACTGTTAGTGTTATACCTGACCCAACAACTACAGGAGGTCTACTTTCACCACCAAAATCAGTGGCTACATTGTTTAAATTTAAAATCGATGTGCTTGATGTTTTATACAAGTCACCGGGCTTACCAGACCAACCGCTGATACCAGACCAACCGCTGATTCCGCTCTGACCGCTCCATCCGCTCCATCCACTGATACCACTACCTGTGGCTCCGCTCCATCCGCTCAAGCCACTGTCGCCTTTTCCGCCAGTGGCTCCAATTAAGTTTACTGTCCAAGTAACTGATGTATCATGTGGATCAGTTCCTGTAGAAACAACCGAAAATACTAATTCCCCGGTTCCTGTATTATAACTTACAACTTTAGCAACAAAAAATCGGTTAACTGAAAAAACTACACTGATATCTTGATTTGTAGTATAAGCCAATCCTGTACCGATTAATATAGTGTGACTTATCCCCGGTGTTTTATCTGCTAAAACATAATTTTGTGTTGTTGTAGTTCTGTAACGATCGCCCGGTGCACCAGATAATCCCGACCAGCCACTAATTCCCGACCAGCCACTAATTCCCGACCATCCGCTATCACCTTTAGCTCCACTCCAGCCGCTAATGCCGCTTCCGCTGAGTCCCGAATATCCACTGGTACCACTAATACCTTGAGTTCCTGCTAAATTAACATCCCAACTTGTTATGTTGGTGTTACTTGCAGTCTCGGAAATTTTTTCAATTATAACAACTAGTGTTTGTGTTCCACTGTTGTAGGTATCGACTCGTCCAGCAAAATAATTTTGTGTTGTAGAAGAAACAACTACATTTTGTCCAGGAGTATAAGCAAGATTATTAGCAACATCAGTTAAAGTAACTGAATTTCCAACTTGTTGAGTAGTTAGATTTATAACAGAAGTTGTACCGGTGGTTTTATACAGATCGCCTTTGATACCTGACCATCCGCTAATTCCCGACTGTCCACTCCATCCACTGACACCCGATTCGCCGCTCCATCCACTAATTCCCGAATGTCCACTCCACCCACTGATTCCAGACCAACCGCTAATACCGCTGAATCCCGAGGTTCCTGAAGTACCCACTAAGTTTATAGTCCAAGAGTTAAGACTACCTGTTCCAACTTTAGCCACAACTAAAACTGTTAATGATGGTGTGTTGGGATTGTATGCACTAACTCGTCCTTCAAAATAATTGCTTAACGAATTTGATACAACTACAACTTGATTTGGTGTGTAGGCAAGATTCGCACCAACTCCCCCTAGAACAACAGAATCCCCCGGATTTATCGAACCTAAATTAACTGTAGTGTTACTAGTTGTTTTATAAAGATCGCCGGGTGTGCCTGACCATCCACTAATACCACTCCATCCACTGATACCGCTCCAACCGCTAATTCCCGACCATCCACTGATACCGCTCCAACCGCTAATTCCCGACCATCCACTGGTACCTGAATAACCACTTAACCCAGTTATGCCTGCTACGTTAATCGTCCAAGGATTGATATTAGTCTGAGTACCAAGACTGCCGGTTTCAACTAAATCAACCGAAACTACTAGCTGACCATTGGCAGGATTATAACTCTGAACAAAACCCTGCATTTTTACTGATGTGTCGTTGGTCCAAACAATTATAACATTCTGTCCAACTGTGTATGCTAATCCAGTATCAACTGTAAATGTCTTGGAACCTAATGTGGTACTCTGTGCAGTTGAAGAACTAGTTTTATATTTGTCTCCGGCAAAGCCACTCCACCCACTGATACCGCTCCATCCACTGATACCACTAAAACTGCTGTATCCACTGATCCCCGACCAACCGCTGATCCCCGAAAATCCGCTCCATCCACTGGTGCCGCTAAAGCCCGACCAACCGCTTACACCGCTACCACTATATCCACTATATCCGCTTTCGCCTCTGATATTACCTGCATTTATCCATAAGGTTTCGGCCCATACCCAAAGATTTCCGTCAACAAGGAAAGCATCACCATCTTGACCAGCACCGGGATCTTGTGTTACTAAATCATTGGGATTAGGTGTTGGCGGAGTATTTCTTGCCTGTATTGCTAACGGAGCACCAGTGTCACCCTTCAATCCACTAAATCCACTCCAGCCACTGCGACCACTGAAACCACTAAATCCGCTGATACCCGACCAGCCACTGATTCCAGAAAAACTGCTAAATCCACTAAGTCCGGACCATCCACTGATACCGCTCCATCCACTGGTACCGCTTTGACCACTGAATCCACTGAATCCACTTATACCACTAAATCCCGACCAACCACTACGTCCGCTATATCCGCTATCACCAGTGGGCCCTCTAAATGGACCAACATTATACCAATTACCCGATCCTGCATTCCAAACATACAAATCGGTCCCGACAATATAAGCATCAGATTCAGTGATTGGGGTAATATTTTCCAGTGCACTAGCATCTAATAAAACCCCACGAATTACAATTCCGGCTCCTTGCGGTCCAGTGGGCCCTGTAAATCCACTATATCCACTAACGCCGCTCCAACCGCTGCGGCCGCTCCAACCGCTGCGTCCGCTCCAACCGCTAAATCCTGATTCGCCTTTGCCGCTGAATCCACTGCGTCCAGAATATCCACTTACACCGCTTCCGCTGTATCCTGAATATCCGCTTTCCCCAAAACTACCAGAAAAACCCGAAATACCCGACCAGCCGCTAACACCCGTAGGACCAGTTGGACCAACAGCACCTGTAGGACCAGTAGGACCAACATACTGTCCAACATTTATCCAGTTTGCACCATCGTATACCCATAAAAATCCAGTATCTACTGCAAATGCAGCATCACCAGCAGTGTTCGGGGCAAAGGCTGCATTTAATGTTGCTTGAGGATCTCCGCCCACTGTAGGAACAGATCCTACAATTGCGATGCTAGGGCCATAAGCACCTGTTGGGCCAGTGGGACCAGTGGGGCCAGTGGGACCAGTGGGGCCTATTCCACCTTCGGGTCCGGTTTCAACCCATTGACCTTCAGTGGGTGTTGTGCTTCCGTCTCTAATCCAAGTATATTCTCTTCCGGTGTCAATATCAATCCAGCGATCGCCAGCATTAAAGTTTTCGTCGGGTCCAGCAGGTCGTTCAGCTTGAAAATAATATTTCGTAGGAGATAGTACTGTTGTTTGATCAACAAAGGTTATACTACGACCATCGCGATTAACTAAAACAAGGTCATTGGGTTGTGCCGGACTTCCATCCTCGCGAACATAACCATTGGGTGAATCAACAAGACCTTTAGTAAAACGCGGATCAAGTAGCCGTGGCATTAGCAATCTCCAATAAACTTACTGTGACATCAATTGCATTTGGTACGTCAGCTTGTATAATTAAAGCTAACTTTGATGTTAATACTAGATTACCGTTAAGCGGATCAAACGCATTATTAGGCAATACGGAATAATCAGACACAAGATTCACACTGGTATTCAAGTTTAAATCTCTTATCTTAGCTGTTACACTTACGCTGGAATCAATATCCATATACATATATCCACCAGCACTTACGTTGTCACCGTCAGAGGTAATAGCAAATACAGATCCGCCTAATGTTTCAGATACTTTAAATGTATTTCCAATTATTTCTTTAATGTAGTAGACTTTTCCGTTTCCACCTTGTGCAGCTAAGGTTACATTTGCGTAAGCTAACCCACGAAACGATACTTGCATCCCAACTTTTAAATCCGAAGCATCTGCGACTGTAAACAAATCGTTGGTATTGGCCACAGATAAAATTGTTTTGTCGGGCACATAAGACCAATTATTTGCACATTGAACAGTTAACACAACTGAACTTACTTCCTCTGGCAACACACCCAAATCAAGTCCTCTAGATCCAAGTCCTATATCCACAGCATAAACTAAGGTATCATTGGTAGTAGTAATTGGAACTCTAACGTTTTTAAATTTAAAAATTGGTGCGGCCATTGTTTATTTCCTTCTGGTCAATGCCATAACGAACGGGGCCATAAATCCGAAAATGCTTTGATAAAATGCTCGACCATCTATAGCACCCGTTTCTTGATTAATTCTAAATAATGGTCTTGGGGTTTGTCCTGCTGCTGCCGGAGTAACTTTACCAACATAAAAGTCTCCTTTTTCATCTGTAGCAGTAATAAACACTCGTCCACCACTTAACTCAATTGTGTATTTATTTGGATCTGCAAGGCCGACTCCTCCTTGCCCTTTGCTTAGTTTACTATAATCAATTCCAGCACCAGCATAACTCAATGTATAACCTGTGGCTTCAACTAGACTTCCAAATTCTTCTTCTAATTCTTCAAACCCATTACTTATGATATTGATAATAGTATTAAAATTCTTCTCTACATCAAATGCAGCACTAGCACCCGAAGGAGCTACAACCATCGATCCCGAAGGATTGCCTCCAGCAAGTGTCTTTATGGTGCCAGCTATGCCGGATGCACTAATTGTATCACTTATGGTAAATTGTGTGGCACTGACAATTGTTTTAATATAATACGTTGTTCCTGCACTAACTCCTCCAAATACCGATCCACTTAATCCTGCAGCAAATTTAATTTCTTGGTTTGCTTTTAGGTACAATGTTCCATATGTTGGATCACAAATAAAAGTATTTTCTACCGAATCGACACTGGTAACGGTAGCAACAAATTTTTGAGTTTCGGCTGCTTGATAAGGTGTGCTATAATAGCCGACTGGTACACTAGATGCATACTCAGCCGATGTGATATCCCATGCAGTTAAAAGATTATATTCAACAATACTGTCATTGTCCAATCCAATTATATACATCTTGGCACCATTGGATCTAAAATGAACTCCGGTAATCTCTTGCTCGCGATCAGACACAGCAATTGATTCCATAAACACGGCTGAGGTAATATCATATGCTGAATTTAATTTATAATCAATTACTATATCGTTTGTAGATCCAGCAATATACATTCTAGTTCCATCGCCATCGAATGTTATTCCAGTTGGTAAATTATCCTCGGCAATAGTAAACGATGCCGAATATGTTGCCGTTGTAACATCCCATGCCGGAGACAATGCATAAGAATATACTTTAGCGTCCGAAGATCCTAAAACGTACATTATTGTTCCGTCGGGCTTAAATGATAAACCACTAGGATTGTCAACAAACCCAGAACCAACAGCTAGTGCTCCCAGATTCTTTTGTTGTAAATAACTTGCAGTTGCGACATTCCACCCAGTGATATCGTATTCTAGAACAAGTCTACCGTCAGTGACATCGTCTCCGCTACCTGTTCCAATAACATATAACTTTGTACTGGTAAGATACATACCTTGAGGAGTTATTTCTTTATCTGACAGATCAAAACTGTTTACGTAAGTTAGCCCGCTGGTAGTCCATGCCGGGCTGCATGTGTATTGATAAATCTTTGGTCCAACTCCACCAAGAATATACACCGAAGTTCCGTCACTCTTAAAGAAAATATCTCTGGGTTCTAGCAATGCCGAATCGCCAATTGGCGGTGTAGTGTCGCTTTTAATAATTTGTAATGCTAATCGTTTAGCATAATCAATTGCACTTAATGTGTCGGGCAATTGAGTAATAAAGTCAGCTGATATAGAGCTAGCTCCTCTCCAATAAGCATTACCGGCCATTAATGTTGATTCTTGGCTGTTTGTGGCTAAGTCGCTAACAACTGCATCAATGATGTATCCTACATCACGCTCGCATTTCTCTTGACTATAGAATATGGCATACATTGTATTATCGTTTACGGTTTGAGTTACTGTAAACACAGCACCATTTAAAGTTTCGCTTATGGTAAATTGAGTACTGTTAACCACTTGTTTGACATAATAAACTGTATTGGCAGTAACTCCGCCAAATACATCGGGATCAATTGGATCACCTTTGGGATCGTTAACAAATCTAATGGGCTTACCTTCACTTAACGATCTGGTAGAAACACAGGTAAATCTATTTGTTCCTGCATCAGAGCCAATAACTTTAACCGATAAACTTAATTCGTTATTAACATAAGCAACAGTTTCTTTCTTAATAAATTCTTTATTAAGAGTCATTAATCTACGTGCAGATTCATATAAAGGACTGATTAACAAATCGTCTTTATCAGGACCAGTTGGGCTTCCCACAATTCCGGTTATTGTTGTAAAATATCTTATCACAGGACTTTCAGCAAAGTCTCCATCGGGGTATATAGATTCGTTTCTTACAGGTTGACCTATATCAACATTTTTAATGACATCTAAAATTTTATTTCTTAATTCGTTTATGGCATCAACTGTTTGGCTAACTTGCCCGGTGATCATCGATACTGGGCTCGGAAGAGGAATATCTACTGTTCCTTTCCAATATGCATTTCCAGCAGTTCGACTGGCTCTTCCAGTTCCAGTTACTAAGTCACTGATAATTGCATCAATTAGATAATCAACATCTCGTCGACATTTAGTTTGATTATAAGTAAATCCACTCCAATAACCGGTTCCTAAAGAAACTTGGGCATTGATCCAGATTATTAATTGATCGCCGATATAGGTTCTATTTTTGTCAATTAATGTACGAGCCTGCTCAAAAGGCTTGTTAGGTCCATACTTAATAAAATCTTTGATCGTAGCCAGACTAGACTTAATTGGTGTCAATGCTACTGTTTTTTCAAGATCGCCGGTGAATGCTGTTTCTAATAAACTTTCTAACTCGCTGATTGCGTCAACTGTTTGTGTCACTTGCCCTTCTACTAAGCTAGTTACACCGCTCCAATAAGCAGTTCCTGCTCTACGAGAATATATAACACTGTCGGTTTTTAAATCTTCTATTAAGGCATCAATGATGTATCCAACATCACGTTTACATTTACCCGAATCATAATAAAATGCCACTGTCATTGTGCCACTGGCATTACTACCAAAAGTAATAACCGATCCAGCAGCATTTCTTATAGTAAAATCCGATCCACTAATACTATTAACATAATAAGTAGTATAATTGTTTAATCCGCCAAATAGAGTGCCACTAAATCTAACCGGCATACCTAGGTATAACTTAGCCGAATTAGTAGCAGTTAAAAGATTCGTTCCGGTCGCTACATTGGTTACTGTGGTTGTATAGTTAGCAACTACATCCGAATCAACCCAAGTTACAACATCGTTTTGTAATGTCAAACGATTTGTCTGTAAGTACTCTCTGGCTTCTTTGTATGGTATAACTTCTTGATAGGTTACACCAGGATTGCTGGGATCGATAGCATCAGGTTCTCTTACTAGTGTACGCTTTCCTTCGGCCCAGAAAGCATAGTTACCAAACGAACAGTTAGAGTTTAGTAATGTAACGTGACCACCATCAACACAGAGCACACCAAATTGACAGAAGTTAACAAAGAACGAAACTAGCTGCATATAACCACGACCAACTACTTTACAACCAATGCCGCCTTGATTAATCTGTGTGAACGCATCAAGAACGATACTGTTAATTCTATTACCCTCGGCACATACGCTAGGATCAACTAAGATTCCGCCGCCGCCGGGCACATAATCCGGGTTACCAAAAATTCCGCTTCCGCTGATGCTTGAACAGTTTTGAATATAAGGACTTACACGAATAACTTCGCCAGGGGTAAAGCTAAAAGCAAAACCTACTTGTGTAGTGCTTCTTGGTAGATGTTTTCCGTTCGCTCCCGCATAACCCTCGGGTGTAATATCCAATGCACTGGGATACAGTTGGTGACCCCTTACTGTCAATCCCCAGACATAACAATTACTGCCTAGTGTAAAAACATTGCTTCTGGCTACAGAAGGACGTACAGTTACGCTTCTTAGATTATCACCGATAATTGCACAACCAGTAGGAACGGCAATAGGACAATCTTCAGTATAATCACCACTGGCTACAAAAATACTTACATGACCGTTTTCTAACTGCCGATCTTCGTTAGCCGGAGGAGAAGAAATTAAACTTTGTGCAGTTTGGCAAGCATTCTTGATAGTTCTTTTTGCTTTGTCCCAGCTACGACCATCATTGCTATCGCTGCCATTCTTTGATACAAATATCCGATTTTTGACATTTCTAAAATCAATAGTTCCCGTAACAATCAAATTTCCTTCAACAAATACGTCAGAAGTAATATTTGTTCCGCCAGGTGCAACAATATTTACATCATTAGTAACAGTGATATTAACATCCGAATTAGCTCCTGCGGTTGTTAAATTAATGTCACTGTTGGAACTATTGGTAATCGCTGAGAAGTCTGAACCAGTTCCCAGTGTGTTTATGGTGTAATCGCCGTTAACTCTTTTAATTTCAGCCATGTGCAATAACCTTGAATTATAGTTATTTATGCTATCGAAATAATTATAATCGTCAAACAAAAAGGGCCCAAAGGCCCTTTTTGTGGTTTATATCAAAGTTTAAGCATTTGATATTTTTACTGAGGTATTAAGAACAGCACTATCAAAATTCCAGGCAACCATTGTTCCGCTGGTAAATTGTGTACCAGTGCGATCACCTTTAATTAATAATGCCTTACGTGAAGTAAGTTTAGTAACATAATAAGTACCACCGGCACTATCTGTTGCAGTCATTGTCATTTGACCTGCTGAGGGAGCAGCAGCGGCCAATTTACAAATTCCAGTGCCATCAGCAGTTTTAACACGATAACGATCGGTAGAAACCTGTTTGATAATATCGCCAGTCTTGGCAGATAATCCACCGTTAGCAGCAGGAATATATGCACTGATTGTAATTGCATTTTCGTTGTTACCTATTACACCGCCAACTGTATATGATTCTAGTACAGCGGTACCGGCTCCTGCTCCTGCACTGAATGTCACAGCAGCATCAGTTGCATCAGTATAACCAGAACCGGTATTAGTTATTGTAATACTTTTAACACGATAAGAGACATTTAATGTTACACCAACAACACCAGCAATACTATTTGTTGTTGTGACAACAGCAGTAGTAATACCTGTTAAAACTGTTTGATCTCCGCGAGCAGCTCCTGTACCAGTAAAGTTAACTGTTAATACAGCACCGGTAACACCATCAACCGAAGCGACATAGGCAATTGCTCCGCCAGCACCTGTAATTGTTAACAAATCACCAACTACATAACCTGTCTTGCCGTCAACAACGGTAGCAGATAATGCTTCCATATTTGTTGTACCAGTGGCAGTTACAGCACCAGGTCCGGCTAAGTCTGGAGCACTAAAAGTCACAGTAGGTCTTGTTGTATAAGAACCAGGTGTTGTGATTGTTACACTGGCTACTCGATTTCCACCAAGGCCATCGTCGGCGGTAGTACTTGAACTACCAACGTTTCGGTTACCAAAATATTTTTTATTTAACGGACGTCCCATTTTTTTCTCCTTGTATTATGATCGTTCTAGGATCTACGCATTGGGATTTGCATAAACTCTTTATTAGAGCGAACAATATATTTACCGTAAAAAACAAAAAGCCCTAATTAATAGGGCTTTTTGTATTAATGTTACACCAAGATGTTAGTTTTGGCTCACAAACCGATTTAGGCGTTCGGCTTCTGTTATAACATCTTCGGTTCTCGGAAAAGAAGGCAAATTAGGCAAAGGTATGGATTTTTCCGGAGAAGCACTTATCTTTGAATGCCACTCTTGTAAAAGAGCATCCCTAGATTGATGAATTGGTGTAACAAGAATCTCGTTGGCTAGTTTAAGTAGTTCGAGGCGAACCTCGTATGGTGTTTTACTCATTTTGTTCTCCTTTGTGTGTATGTGTGTAACAGTTGAGTGAACTGCAAAGATATTTACACTGTTGCTAATCGATGTAAAAATTTCTGCCAACAAAAAACCGCCTTTCGGCGGTTTTTTGACTTCCCATCCCGACTGGAAGATTTGATTACTGGAATGCGATGTTCTGAACAACGATCTCGCCAAGGTAATCGGCAGCGTTACCGAACGAACTTGCACTGTTTGTAAGTTCGACGTATCCGTAACGTGTCATAAATCCGACTACTGGTTCGAATGTTGCTGGATCTAGAACAACACCAGAACTCATTAGAGGAATATATGGGCAATAGAATGCAGCAGCATCAGTTTCACTGCTTCCCTTATATCCAACTAGTACACGAGTGTCATCTGCAGCATAGGTGTCAACGTAAACTTTCATGGCACCGTTTAGTGTTCCAACGAACTTGGTGTTGGTTGGAGCTTCGAAGGTACCTTCGGTTGTACGAGCAAATGCTGAAGTTGTAGCACTCTGTAGAACGGTTAGAGCCTGTGGGCTAACAACGGCCCAGTTACCTGCACCGCGACGTGTACGCTGAGCGATCTTGTTAGCAACACGGTTGATTAGAACAGCTAGAGCAGCGTGCTCGTCACCAACGAATGTGGCTGTACCGCTTACAGCAGCCTGGTTATATGTTTCTTCATCGGCAGCAAGAGCACGGAGACTTGCAAGAATTTCTTGGTCGATCTCAACGGTGATCTCTTGAGCAAGAGCAGCCATAATTTCTGCTTCGATGTCAAGTCCATGCATACTTTGTGCATCTTGAGCAGCTTCGAATGTCCAACGTGCACTTAACTTACGTGTACGGGCTTCGACTGTCTGCTTTAAGATCTGGACGTTAATTTTACGACCAGTTTGACCTTCAAGAGCGGCTGTACTAGATGCTTTACCGGCAGTGCCATCACCTGAGTAAGCAACAGCTACTTTGAAGGGGCTAAGTGCTTCTTCGCCGGCTGTTACGTCATTGACGGAACCATCGGCGTTGTTGCTATCAGCATAGCGAACACGTAGAGTGTGAATCTGAGCAACAGGACCTGTCATGGGCTGTACGCCAACGATTTCGTTAGCGATAACAGTGGGCATAACACGTCGTATTACTGGTAGAATAACACGATTTAGTGTTGCAACGTTTCCAGCTTGTGTAGCACCAGCAGTTGCATTTTCTGCAAGATACTTACGAGTATTTTCAAGAACGGTTGCCATTGATGTACGACGAGAACCTTGTAGACCTTCTAACAGGGCTTCTTTGGTCTCGCCCCAACGGCTTTCTAATAGTTCGGCTTTCATAGTCTTTCCTTTTCTCCTAAACTAAGTTAATTAAGCCCTGCTAAACGCTTGAGTTCAACAACATTACCTGTTTCTGAACCGGCGTTTGGTGTAGCAGATTTATCTCCAGTAGCTACTTTAAGACTTTCAGTCAGTGTGCGACTCTCGCCGCTTTTTACACGAGCTGTGTTCTCATTAAGAACTGCTGGTAGATACTTTTCAAATGCAGATTGGAGCTTATCAGTCTGCACATTTTCAAGTAGTTGACCCATTACCTGAGCCTTTTCCTTGTTTAACGTTTTTAGCAAGCCAGACATAACTTTCTGTCTTTCTGCTGATTCTTTAATTACGCGAATCTCTCGTTGCTTGTTTTCAACTATCTGTTGAGCACGTTCAATTTCTTGACGGGACTCAGTTAGTTGTTGTTCACGCTGTTCGAGTTGAGTACGTAATTTACGAATTTCCTTATTTTCATTCAAGTGGGTAACAGCAAACTCATTGGCAAAGGCTTCAAACAGTTTGCGACCAAACATATTCTCTCTGGCCAACTGAATGTCTTCTTTGAGTTGAGTAATTTCGCCTTTTAGACCCTGCTCTACTGTTTCTGCAACTAAACGGCTACCTTGAGCAATAAAGTTTTTCTTAATGCTTTCAAGTTTAGTTTTTGCTTCAGAAATTAAACGTACACGAGTTTCCACTAGAGCACGTTTGTCTTGACTGAACTCTTGAATTTCTTCGGCTAATTGCTTAACAACGAATTTTTCCATAACACCAATGGCATTACGATATTTTTCACGATCGGCACGAAGTTCCTGAATTTCTTCAGCTAGCTTTTTAGTAACAAAAGCATCAAACTTCTTTGCACTCTCGACCATGTGTTTTTGGAACTTAACACGGTCTTGAGCTAGTGCCTGTTTATCTTCGTGGAATTCACCGAGTTCTTTTTGGAGACTTTCAGTAAGCATACGATCCATTGCTTCTACCATCACTTGCTTGTCATGCTGGTAACGACCTGCGAACTCCTCACGCAACTCTGCTTTGATCTGCTCACGAGCCTCGTTTAACTTAGACTCCCAAGCTTCGCTAATAGCAGTGCGTGTTTCCTCGTTGATCACACCACTTTCCATCAGTGATTTGATAGCATCAAACATCGCCTATCTCCTATATTTTTAGATCTTTGATAAGGCCCGTTAAAGCCTTTTTCAGATGCTGTTGAACTTTTTGATCGGTTGCAGCATCTCGAGCAATGTCGAGCACACGGTGTCCATAACGCATATTCATTAATCCCTCATATACTGCACGAGGATAAGCGTTTGGTGCACTGGGCTGTGCAACTACATCAATGGTAACCATATCAAAATCAGTTACCTTTCCTGTTGAATCATCAACATTACCACTGCCCCTGCTGCTTACACCTAGCTTTACACCACTTTTTAACATGGTGCTAACTAGATTTCCCATAGGAGTAGGTAGTATCTTTAGTTTGCCAAACCCATTAGGCCCATCCATCCACATGTTAGTGATCATATGACTAACACGGTCTAGATTGACTTTGAGGTCATCTGGGTGATCTAACTCACCCAGAATGCTATGACCATCTTTGATTTGTTTAGCAACATTGTTAACTGCTCGAGAGATTTCTTCAACAGAGTATATTCTACCGTTGCCGTTCTCAATCCCGCCTTGTAGACAAATCCCTTCCATATAAAGAGACTTGTCTTTTTCGTTTTCTTCTACAAGAATACGAGCTTGATCGAAACTGAGGCTTTCTCGTAACATTAACATTATTTGTTTTCCTTAGTTACCGGATTCAATGCTTTTCTTGTTTACGCTACCTTCTTCGCCAGCTTTAGCTTTGGCTTTTGTACCGTAAAAATCCTGAGCACCTTTGTTGCCACCCGGCTTATTGACATTCTTCTTGGCTACGTCGATTTCCTGAGGTGCTTTAACAGTGCTATGAGGACGCTGTCCATCGGGTGCAGACTCGGCACCTTTACCTAAGTCAAATCTTTTTCCGCCCATATTGTTGGCTTTCTGTAGTGCAGGTGAAGATTTGTTGATTGCTGCTGATTTTCCAGCACCAACTTCGTGGCCTTCTCCGGAAGCAGGAGCAGCTACTTTTTCGACGTACTCACGAACCATGCCTTCGTTGGCTTGTTCTTCGTCTTCTTCGCTGTCTTCTTCGCTTTCGAGTTCTTCTTCGCCGCTGTCTTCTTCGCCGGCTTCTTCGCCAGCCATCATTTTATCAAATTCGGCTTTAAGATCGTCGAGTGCCGACTCAAGGTCCATAACGCGATCTTCGAGATCCTCGTCACCGCCCATTTCCTCGTCACCGCCCATTTCCTCGTCACCGCCCATGTCGTCAAGGTCAACATCGCCCATATCGTCGCCCATGTCGTCACCGCCCATTTCATCGTCGCTGCCCATATCCATTGGCATTTCGTCGTCGGCTTCGAGTACACCTTCGTCGGCTTCGACATCGTGCATGAGCTCATCGACTTTACCCATTCCGCCCATTTCACCTTCCATTTCTGGATCGTTTTCAATTAGGCTTTCATAGATACTGCGACTTTTCTCAACCACGATTTCGTGAAACAATTCACGAGCAAGATCTTCCTGCTCGGAAATGATATATTCTATTAGCTTTTCGTACTTGTTCATAAAGAACTCCTTCAAATATTAAATTTATTTAATGTAATCATAAAAAAATACCGCTTTAAGCGGCATTTTTTGCGAAAATGAGGTTTTTTTAGACTAGCGGCGGTGCACCGCCACCTTCTGCAGGCTGTGCTCCATATTGTTTTACTGCTTTTTCGATGTCTTTTTCGTGCTCAATTCTACGAATATCATTCATTATTCTTAATTTATTGATCTGTCTCAGTGTCAATCTTGTTTTACGAGTATCTGATTTTTTAGCCACAGAATGATCCTCAGCTGGTGTTTGATATCCATCTGGCATGACCGAAAACATTTCAAATAGGTTCATATAGATATTTATATCTTTTACACAACCGGAGCGGGTGCCACAGGAGCAGCCGGTGCTGCACCAGGCCCACCAACAGGAGAAACTTCACCAGCCGGAGGAGCTACTTCGCCGCCAGGCGGTGCTTCTTCGGGCCCAGGAGGAGGAGCCATTGCACCCATGTCAGATTCTATACCACCGGGTGTTATTCCTGCAGCTCTTAGTCCAACATCAGACTCACTGGTTTCCTTGTCGCCTTTTTCTTCTCTCCACAAACGCTCGTTTTCAGCAATTTCTTCCTCAGTTAATCCTAGATAACGTTGCATCATAAATCGTTTGCTCATATAAGGCAACTGCTCAATTTGACCAAAAGTATTAATTCTAACACCGTCAACTTCTGCTTGACGATATTTTGCAAAGTTTTGTGGCTCATTGAATTTTAAATTAAACAAACTGCCATCAATGTTTATACCACGCCAACGCATAAACATTTTGAATTCTTTATCTAAATTTTCAATAATAGTGCTTTGTAATCGTTTACAATACTGATTAAAACGCCATTCCTGAATCAATGCTGTACCAACACGGCCATCATTATAACTTTGACTTCCGTCTTCGACGTCTTGCGGCAAGTAACTGCTAGGTATACGTAATCCACGGAAAAGTTTATTAGTGAAGAATCGTAAATCTGTAATCTCACCTACATTGCTACCGCCTTGCAATGTATCAACACTACTACCACGACCTTCTGCTGTAACTGGGAAGAAAAAGTCCTCAAGTGTACTTAACGGATTATAAGTAGCATCCATCATGTTAACACCACCACCAGTCACTGTGGGTATTCTACGCTGATGTATTTCGTTCTTGATACGCTCTACATAGGCCATAGCCATGTGTGGAGGCATGTTTCCTACGTCAATTTTGAATATACGTCGTTCTGGGGCACGTTGAACACGATAGATAATGATAGCATCTTCAATTAGTTCTTTCTGTTTGAAGACCTTAAAAACACTTTCCAGTACACTGGTACCAAATGGCCAAGTAATATCCAGCCCTTCAGTTAGGCTCAAATGTACAATATGTTGTGCTTCAATTGCGTATTCGTTTTGATCTCTTCCGAAGCGACTGCCGCCCGAATAAGGAACCTGTGGCTGAACGTAAGCACCGCTGGGACCACCAATTTGAGGACGATTAATATAAGTATCGCTAACTGCTACTTTGGTTGCAGTTAAATTTTGAAAATTTGGGCTGATATCTTTAACAATATATTGTTCTAGTTCTTTGCCCTCGCTTTCGTTTACAATAATTTTGACTACCTTGGACATATCTATCCAATGCATTTCAAACGTTTCGGGGTCGCGAATAAACATTTGATCGCCATACTTTAAAGTATTGCGTACCATTTTAAACAATCTTTGATCAAGTTTGTTTAACTTAATCCATTGATTCAATTGTTCTTTAATGATATTAACTTCATTGTCAGTGGGTTCTTCTACGTAGTCAACTTCAAACACACGTTTAGACTTTGGGTCAAGCTGTGTGCAAAATTCGGCCAGAATATCCAATGCTGAGTTAATTTCCGAATCCATATCCATTCCCTCATATTGATTATAGCGTTCAATACGATTGGGATGACCAATATAGACATCGGGTAAGTTAGTTTGATAGTTTCTAAATACTGGTTGATAGCTTTCTCGACCGCTAATTGGACTAACTGAACCTGCGGTATTAGGTTGCGATTTAAAGTATTTTTTCCAAGAAGCCACGTTTTATTTCCTAAATATCAGTTATTTATGGTTAGGCTGTTACATCGTAGATATCTCTACTAATATCTCTGTGTTCTTGTAAGATCGTGCCGATTTGAGACATTACCGAAACTAGTGTTTCGCTTATTTGTAATTGTTTGGCAGCTAATTCTTCAAGTTGAGTTAAATTTACAGAACTAGCAAGATCCACTGTTGCTGCTAAATTAACAGGAATACTTCTTCCATCGGGCAAGGGAACTACTGCTTCGGCACCGTGTAAAAGAGCTGCATATCCAGTTTTTGGTCCAGTTAAAATATTTCCCCGAGCTGCACCCGGAATTGAACCCGCTTGTCCACTTCCACCATCGGCTCCACTGTCTCTAATATCGGGTGCGTTGGTCCTACGCTCACCGGGCCGTAACCAAGATGGCAAAGCACTTATTAATGTTTCTCTTAATTTAGGTAAAAATTCGTTTGTGAAGAATCTTTTCATTTGTTCTACAGCTTCGAGCATCTGATTTTTCATTTCAGTCATTTTTTCTTCGGCGTAGGTTTTGAGGCCTTTTTCGCCTATTTTTTTAGCTTCAGCCAACGCAGTACTAAGAACTCCCTTGGCAGTTTCAGTGCCGGTTGCTATTAACTGAGCATATCCTGGTAAATTCTGTCTAGCCAATGTTTCCATTTGAACAGCAAATTCTGTGGTAGCAGTAGTAGCTCGCACGAATCCATCGGCTACTGGGCCTGCTTGATTGGAAGCAGTTTCGATATTATTTCTAGCTTGTGCTATTTGTTCAGGTGTGATCATAATACCTTCAAAGGTATTATTGATTTTAGCTGCAGTGGCTATTAATCCACCGGCACCGGCTTGTGCTGCTATATCAATCGACACACCCAGGGCTCTTCCTTTTGTTTGTATATTTTCTGCAGTTTCTGCAATAGCAGTCAGTGTTTGTGCTGTAATATCCTTTGATCCAGCAGTTACATCAGTGCTGACTTTGGTTATTAACTGCATAAGATTTTCGTTCATTGCCACAGAAGGATCAATTACTTCACCTATAGACAATTTCTGAACTAGTGCTGCTTGCATTTCGGGCCCTGCTTGTGCTAGTCCAGCATAGGCTTTTCTAAAAGCGTCTTGTTGTTCTGGTGCCAATTTGGCCATTAAGGAAGAACGCATTGACTCCTTTCTGGCTTCTTGCATACGTTTACGTGCATCCTCGCCGGTAATGTCACTTAACAGTTTTAAATCTTTGGCATATTTCGCAGTTCCGGTTGCGACATCTCGATCAATTTCGGCACGACTCTTGCCCAATGTCACCATATTAGCTGTGTATTCAGCAACTAGTTCTCCTTGCTCTTGATAGTTAAATCCCAATAGCAAGAGTTCATCTCGAAGAGCTCTACCTGATGTACCAGTCTGTGTTGACAGCCGACTTAGACCATTAGCTACCACTTTTGCTGCGTTAGCTGCATTTAAGCCCATTGCAGTGATATTTTCTCTGCTGTTGGCTACCGCTTCAGAAAATCTATTAATTCCAATGCCGGTTGTATCAGCGAGACTTGCTAACTCGTCCATACCCCCTTCAAAGGTAGCACCGACTCTGTTTAATTTAGAAAAAGAGTTTGTGACTTTTTGAAACTCAGCTGCCATAAATTCATTAGCAACTTTTAATACTGCGGTTGCTAATTCTATAGCACCTTTAAATGCTTCGCCAGCACCTTTAATAACCCCGCCTAGTACCGGTATACCGCCAGCGAGCTTAGTTGCAGCATCGGTTACAGTTGTAATAGATTTACCGAGTAAATCTATACCAGTATTAATCAACTCAGCACCAGCACGTATTGGATCTTCCATTAATTGATCCGGGCTAGTGGCCCAGTTAGTTGCTACTGCAAGACCAACCTTGGCAATGTCTTGAACAATATTTTTAAAAGCACCACCGGCAGTGACAAGAATATTACCAACTACACCCAATGTTTTTCTAAACTTGCTCATTTCCTGAAGTTGAGCAACATATGAATCAATGGATCGCTCCATTTCGCTGATTTCTTGTTGTTTGGTTTTGTCTCCTGCAGCTTTGTCGACATCCTTTTTTCGACTCATTTGCTTCATTGCATTCAGAAGCTGGCGAGCCGTATCTTCACTGGCTGCACCTTCTATAGTAACTTTGCCTACGCCCGGAATGTCAACATTAATTGCCATGAAAAACCCAGTCCATAAATATTAAATATTTATGGAGATAAAATGTCTACTGAATCTCAACCAGTTAATCCATTATCAAATTATTTTAGACAACCAGCAATACACATAAAATTGCCCAGCGGAGGCAAATACTATCCAGAAAATGCACTAGATTTACCAGTAACTGGAGAAATACCTGTTTTTCCAATGACTGTCAAAGACGAACTAACATTGAAAACACCGGACAGCCTAATGAATGGTTCGGGTATTGTTGAAGTTATCAATAGCTGCTGCCCTAATATCTTGGATCCTTGGCAAATTCCCAACATTGACCTCGAAGCTATTTTTATAGCAATAAAAATTGCCAGCTATGGTGCAGGACTGGATCTTTCCACTGAATGCCCACATTGCAGCCACAAACAAGAACAAACCATAGACCTAAATCTTTTGCTGGCTAAAATACCCGACGAGGAATACGGAAATCCGCTAAAAGTTAAAACATTGACCTTTAACTTTCGCCCCCCAAACTACTATAACGTCAATGATGCTGCCAAAATTAGTTTTCAACAAAACAAACTAA